AAATCTTTGGTAGGAATACCAGAGACACCATTTTTTCTGGCAACACGTGATTTCGCAATGTCTTGATGTTTGTTGTATCGGTTCATCATGTCCGATGCGTTGTGCTTAAAAGCCATATTCTTTCACCCCCTTTCAACACAGTATGTTATTTGGAGTTTTTGCCTCCATTTTTAATACTGTCTAATTCAGGACCGTCCCATGTGTCATTATTCTCTGTGCCATTTGTTTTCTTGGCACCCACACGAATTTTTGCTGCAAGTTGTCGTTTCTTGTGTGCTTGCTGCATTAGATTTTGATGATATCTTCTGTTGTTCATGTGTTCACCTCCTCTTTTTTCTTGTCTGCGGCATCTTGTGCCTGTTGTTTTTTCATTTTATGCACCGTCTCAACATCTTTGATAAAGCTCTCAAACCCATCTGCTATTTCATTTACTATGATGGCACGAAGTCCTACCGACTGCAAATCCAGTGGACCATTGCCAAGCCTGAGTGCGCCAGCTCCTCTGAGTTTTTCAACACGTTCTAGTAAGGTCTTTTTAATGATTTGCCAAAATTCGGTCTCCACTCCTTCTGCAATTGCTTTCTTTTCTTTCTCAACAAGAAGCGTTTTCTCATCTGCCGTGTGCTTAACATCTTCCACAATAGTAGTAACATCAATGTGTGGAGTAACTGGTGGGGCTTGCTGAGCCGCTTGCTCGGCAAGTATCTGATCTTTTGTCTTTGCATTATCCATAGGTTATTGCCCTGGTGTAGGCGGTATCCCTCCTGTACCACCTAACACTTCTTTTTGGAGTTGTGCAATGTGCGGATCACGAATGCCGTTTGGTGCAACAGGAAGTTCAGGATCTGTCTCAACAGTTGGCTGCATCCCTTGTGTCTGTGCTACGTTATCTATGACTTGCTGTGGCGTTACCTGTTTGCTTGGGACATAGCCATCGGCTGCTTCCATCTGACGTTTAATATCATCAGGTGCATCTTTGTAGTTGACCATAGGCTTGGCTGTTGGCATAGGACCTGACGGTTGTGCAGGTTGAGCTGGATTAACTGGTTGTTGTCCAGGCATTCCTGCTGTAGGTTGTACAACTTGGGGAGATGCAGCTGGTGTCGCCCCAGGTTGTGGCACTTGTGGGGTGACAGGTTGTTGTAGTGCGGGTGCGCCAGGTGCGCCTGCTTGTGGAGTAACTGCGATTGGCTGTCCTGTTGTTGGGTCAACTGGTTGTGCAGGGGTACCAGCATTGAGGGTTTGGTCAGTGCCAGCATTTGCCTGTGGATCGATAATAACTTTGTCCCAGTCTTTCATACCACCACCAACGAGCTTTCTCTTATAGAGTTCAGCAAAGTCGATGTCTTTGCCTTTCTTCTGGATTTGTGCAAGAAGGAATTGTCCTGATGGACCAACAAAGTCTTTTAAGACATCTGTTGCCAGTTGGGACTCGTTCTCTTTGTTTGGTGCTTGCATTGAGCCAGGTTCCAAATCAAAGGAGTATTCAATTGGGTCACCATTTTCGTCTTGCAGCTGCTTTTTACTAAACGAGACAGTACCGCGTTGTTGGCCGTTTCGAGTATTGAATAGCTCAACCATCTTCTCGCCAGGGAATTCTTGTTGGATCTCTTTAATATCTGCACCAAAGATTTTGAATGCTTGCTCGACTTCCATCTTGTCTCCAATGAGTGCGATCCATCGTCTGTAGAGTTGCTTTGCCATGTCTTCTTGCATGAAGGTATCCCATGCGTCCCTTGCTGATTGGTTCTGTGAGTATTGATTGATAGCATCAGGTGTTCGTCCAAGGGTTGGGGTTGCACCAGGAGTCTCTGTGATGCTTGTGGACCCAGACAGGTTTTGAATAGCTGTGGTAAGAAAACCAAAGGTAGACTGGAAGGTGTTGAGCCATTCAGTGGTTCGCATTTCCATAATCTGTACATCTGCATTTGGATGGTTCATGTACCATTTTTCTGCCTCGCCCCATTTGATAGAGGTTGGGTCGACTTCATTAAGGTTGATATGCAGTGGTGGGAAGATAGCCATCTTCACTCCGTCAAAGTACAAATTGATAAGCGCGTTTTTAGCAAACTGGAGTGTCTTTCCTCGCTCTACATCTCCAAGGCCAATAATAGAATTAAGAAGTGGGAAGGCGTGTTTGACGATAATAGGAAGCATATTCTCTGGATATGGGTTTTTCACAATACGAAGAATGTATGGCTTACTATTCTTATTCTGCACGTTTCTAGGTGCCCAGGTGATCCACTGGTCATAGCGGTACTCAGTAAAGATTTCAATGTCTGGGAAGACTTGATCACCTTTTTTGGTTGGGTAGCGAAGACGTTCGATGTATGACTGGTTTTGTTGTGAGCTGCCACGTGCGGAAGCTCCTGGGTCTTTGCGAGATTTGTAGTCACTAATAAGCTCGTCGATATTCATCCAGTGCTCTTTGGAAAGACTCTTAAGCCAATCAAGTGAGACAGTGGATCTGACCGTAAACCACTCCATCTTATCAATAGTGAAGCGTCCTGGTTGCGGTCTGCAGTCTCGAATTGGAATAGGTAACAGTTCTGGACCAACGTAGCCAGTGCGTGTATTCACTCGCCATGGGACTAAACCAAACATAGACCCATACACATGAGAGTAAATATTCATGTGTCGAAACTTTAGTAAGAGTGAGCCTTCTTCGTCAGCATGGTTCTCAAAATAGTTAAGCGCGATGTTCATAAGCATCGACTTGCCAACTGAGTTTTTAGACTCGGCGAATGCCTCAACGCTTGGGAGCTGGGCGACCACGCGACTGGATCTTTCCATAATCATGGATGCTAAGGATTGGTCGACTATTTTAGACTTTGCTTTTGCTGAGAGTGCGTCTTCAGGACGTGCACCAAGAAGAATAGACTCTTTGTTGTCGAGGTCTTTACGCATGGTTGAGAGGTAGGAATAGGAGTCAGCCTCATGCTGTTGGGCTTCGGCAAGAAGCGCATTCTGTGTTGAAGCGCTGGCATCCACTTTCTCTAAGGGCTGAGTGGTATTACTGGTTGTTGCCATAACTTATTTAGTATGTATTACCTTTCTGGTTATTGTCAATCATTTCTTCTTGTAGGTATATCGTTTGACCTCAGTGGTTACAAGATCGGTGACTGAGCCTTCATACACGCGGACAGTAAACTGCAACTCACCATTCTTCATTGTCTTTGCTACGTGATAGATACCATGCTCACCAAATATCCACGGCTCTTCTGCAGCGAGCTTTTCAAGGATTTGTCTTTTGGCAATTTCAATTGCTTTTTCTTCCAGTGTGCTCATAGGATTGCTCTTGGACACATGCTTCGTACCACAGTACTGCTTCCAACGTTACGTCTTTGCTACACTTACCACACAGGTAGAGTGCACGCGATTGTCTGTATGGCTGTGCATTACAGCAAAGCGTTCGATAGTCTTCCATGGTTGGTTTATCAGATGTCATACCTTCCTTTAATATCATCTTCGCGTGGTACCATTGCTTTTCTTTGATAGATGTTTTGGTATTTGGCTGGCTCTTCTATAACGCTTGGTAGACTCGCTAGGATGTATGAGAACGCATCAATAGAGTCTTTAGGCTGATCTCCCCATTCTCGACGTGATTGTGTGCCGTCGGCCGTTCTAGTGGTCTTCCAGAAGAGTCCTTCGACTTCACTCACAAACCAATTCTTCTCTTGACCATCGATATTAGCAAGGAGGTGGGATGCAACAACAAGACGTGACTTTCCTGTTATTGCACTGATACGACCAACTTCCATCATCTTTCGTGCTCTAAACTCATCCCAGTTCCCTTTTTGTCCGCCTGACTCTTTCTTGACGCCGTGCACAGGGATGCCGTATCTATTTATTTCAGTAATATCACTTGGTGCTTCAGAGTCTGCAACCCACCCTGTGACATAGAGTCCGCCGAGCTTCTCTTTTATTCTTTGGACAAGCATTGGTGTTGTCAGGCCACGTTCATAGATACCATCAAAGATGTAAAGCGTGTCGTCTTTGATACAAAGGAAAACAACTGCTGTTGGTCTTGTGGTAAATCCAAAGTCAATGCCAACCCAAATAGTCCCACCTTTTGGATTAAAGAGTGTGAGGTCTTGGACATGGATGTCTCGTCTCCACCAGTGGCAGACAAGTCCCACTGAGCGGACAAATCTTCCAAACCGTCTGACTTCCAGCTCTTCTGGTGACAACATAATCTCCATTTGATGGATCTGTTGTGCAGTGAGGTATGGGTTATCTTCCCAGCGAGGAGTCTTAATGTCATAGCCATTGGCTTGTGCCTTTTGCCAGATATCATCATAGAACCAGGTCATACCTTTGATTGGGGTCATGGTGAAGATGATGTCTAGCTGGACGTTTCGTCCTTGACGGACCGACGCTTCTGTCCAGATGTCATGTGGTGGCTCTTCATCAAACCAGATGAGTCGCTTCTCTGCTCCTGCCCATTTGTCCACTGACTGCTCATAGGATTTGAAAGTAACGTTTGACCCCCATGGTGTATAAATTGTTTTGATCTTACGCCCTTGATAGTATTCGATATGGCATCTTTTAAGGAGATCGTCTCCCATGAATTTAAGGAGTTTCGGCTGTGCAGACTCAAGTTGCGTATCAAAAGAAGGAGTTCCAATCCACAATTCCACAGGAGGTGTAATAGATTTAAAAGGATGTGTGCCGGTAAGATAATAATAGACTTCTTTAGCACCCCACTCGGTCTTTCCAGTACGATTTCCCCCAATGATACCACGAATTGCCGATAAGGATCGGGAAAGTGCGTCCTGGTATGGTAGTGCTTTCCACTGCGAGACTTCACTTTGTTTCTCCTGCTGGAGCAGGTAATGTGTTCCCATTGCCGCTACCTGCAGACACTCCTCTGGTGATAGCTGATTTAATAAATCGTCGTAATTCATCTGGTTTTAGTGAAAATATAAAATTAAACTGCATCAACTTTTGCACTTGCTCGTCTGACTGCTTCTTGTCGTTCAGGCCGAGGGCATCGCGTTCTATTTCTATTGCTGTTGCCAGGTCTGTGTATGTGCTCTTACTAACTATCTTATCACTTTTTATCTTTTCTATTGCACGGGCTTGCATGGCTCTTGCAATACGCACGTGTCGTATCTTTACTTGTGCAATAGACTCTGGTAATGCTTCTGTAACTTTTTGTTCAGCTTTTGCCCACACTTCCTTTTTCTTATCCACCCACTTTTCTTCAGCACATTTGTTCTTCAGAACTTGTAGCGGAATATTGTATTTTTCAGCTAACTTAAAGAGCGTGAGTGAGCGGTTGCCGAAATAATCTGTGCGAATTTTTAACCAATCGTGTGCCATTATTTTCTCCTAACATAGTCTATTCTAACACCACTTGGCTTTTGTGGCTTCCAGTCTTTGAGGTGTTCTATTGTGTGACCTTGTGATATTGCTGTATGTAGTGCTTTCTGGAATGATGGCTTATTGTCATTTTCCATAGCGGCGTAGATTTCTTTGCCTTTTTCTTCACCATGTTTATTTATCAGTGCATTCAGAAGCGTGACATTTACTGGCATACTACTTGCTGAGCTTTTTGCCTTTGAAGCCTTGCTCGACCATCCTTTCATAAATAAGATTTTCTTCTATTGCATCCTCTGCTTCAATAGTAACTCCGTATTCTTTTTTTTCTTTTGGCAGTGTCTTCTCAAGACTGCTAAGTTGCTCTTCAACGCTTTCTTGTGCATCGAAATCTATATTTACGAGTGCCATATCCAATTCTTCAAAGTCTGTCTGGAAATTAAGAAGCTCGTCTTTATTCCAATTAGCAAACTGCTCGTTTCTAGTAAATGCATATCGCCACTTCTCTGCTTCGCTTTTTGGATGCTTGACAACAACTGGTATCCAGGCAAGCGGTCGACCATTAAACGTATTCTCCATCCCCTCTTCTTCTATCAAATACTTAACTGCTTTGAGTCTATTGTTCCCGTCATACACCACGCCGTCTTCTCCTATTTTGAATGCATCCTCTATACCATTGAGCTTAACATCGTCAATGAGTTTCTTCCAGTTTTCTTCTGAGATTTCGCGGGCTTTATTATTCTTTTCCCAATTGGTGAGCTGTGAGTAGTGAAAGTGAAGTTGATCGTCTATGCGACGAGGCAGTAAGTCTTTTGCGTCCATGTCAATTAGTATACACTATTCTTCTTGTGGCTGAGGATTTTCCAAAAGAGGATTTCTCTCGCCAACTGATCGTGTATCTACATTTGGTGTAGCTGCTGGTTGATTTTCTTCTGGTGCATCTTGATCAGCGTTTTCTGGTGTCCCTGCAGGGGCTGACTCAGTTCCTCCAACTGGTGCCTCGAGGTTAGGATTACTTTCTACTGATCTTGCTTGATCTGCATTCTCGTTTGGATTTTCTGCAAACTGCATGCTATCAGTGGTTGTTTTGCCATCGCTTGGTGTATCCAAGAGCGCTGCATCATCAGGTGTTAAATCAGCACTTGGTTGTTCAAGGTTTGGATTATGCTCTACTGATGGCTGGGCAGGCGCTGGAGTATCTGTCATCAGTTCTTCATCACTCATTGCTGCCTCTGCGACTGGTGCCTCATTGCCATCAGATACTGTTGGGGCTGGTGCGCTTGGATCAGCTGGTGGCGGAGTAACCGGACGATCTTCAGTGCCTTCGTTTTTCCCAACTTCTTCAGCTGGTACTTCTGCTGGTTGCTCAAGATTTGGATTACTTTCAACACTTGGTTGAGGTGGGACTTCGTGTGGACCTGCTTCACATTGCATGCGGTGATATTCACTATCAAGTCTCATTTGACACACCTCACACAAATCCTCTGGACCTTTTGGTGCTGCTTGTACTGGATCGACTGCGGGTGGCGTTGGTTGGTCAGCTGGTTCTTTTACTGCATCTTTAACAAGCTCTGCTGCTTGTTTATCGGCTTCAGCTTGTTGCATGTGTTTTTCAAAGTTTGCAGCATTGTCATCATAATACCCTGTTGCAAGTTTATGACCGAAGAAACCAAGTCGTGCGTCAAGAAGTTCTTGGAGTAAATTTGCGCGAGGATAAGAGTCGTCTCGAGCATGTGCAGCAAGAGGAGCAAGCTCTTCTTTCCTGTCGTGAATGCTTTCGATTTCTCTTGCTAATTCCTCGAGTTTTCCCATATCAAGAAAACTATGACATAAGTATCAAACCGTTGTCAATACCTATTTTACGGCTGCAGTTGGACTAACTATTGTTTTTACTGATTTTAGGCTTACGGTTGGTGTTGCCGATGGCGTTGCAGTCGCGACTGGCGATGGTGCAAGTCGAACAGTAACAGGTCGCATAACCTCTTTTCGTAACCCTTGCACACTAAAGTAGGTGAAAAGGCCGAGTGCAACTAAAATGATAAATCCAACAAGACTAGCGAATACCTTTATTTCTGGTCGAAGTTTCATATATTCACCTCCTTTCAGAGATACCAATTGATCGATGGGTAACCACAACTAGAGTAGCAGAGTAAAAGAAGGGAGTCAAATCTCGGGTATTATTTGATTGCTTTATATAGCTCTCTTCTCTAAGCATTTTTTACAAAATATGAGATGTTTTCCAATAAGATCCTGATTTCTATAGGCTGCAGCATCAAGAGAAGGCAAGGCCTGCCAATTATGTTTGCAGTCTTTTTTCTTTTTATTCTTCGGCATATTATTTTTGTCCAGCGTTTAATTCAACTATTTCTGCTAGTCTCTGAGTAGATACCATCTCATTAAATTAAAGAAATAATTCTGGCATTTCTATCTCTCCACTTTCTTTCTGTATCTGTTAATTTTTCTTCACTTATTAATTTATAATTTCTCATATTTTTGACCCCGAAATCTATTTCGCTATCACGTCCCAGAAGGTTGCTTTTGCGACGTGGACATTTCCTTGAGTTCAACTCTACCTTTTAAAATATGGAATGGTCTTTCTTTAATTTCAGTTTTTTCTTTTCCATAGGTATATCCACAATCCACACATTTCAATGGCGACGTTGTGCAAACATTCCCAACCCACTTCTCATGTTGCTCAAATGTCTGATGCGAACAATCTTTTTCTTCTCTTGGGTAAGAGTCTATTGGATCTAAAATTTGCATTTCAATTTTCTTTTTCATCTCTCCTCTTTCTTCTGTTGGGGACTAGGTAAATCAGGTATAAGAAAATATCCGTTTCTCCAATATGCTCTATCAAGGTCATCTACCCAGCACACAAAGAATAAATCCCTTGCTTTTCTTTCTCCATAGAATTGGCAAATCATGTACGCATGCTTACCTTCATACAATCGGTCAATAATACAAATTTCTCCTAGCATAATTAGATGATTTCTATCAGTTGTCTTATCTGGCCATGCGATAAAATCAAACCAACTATCTGCCTCATTTTCTATTGCAAAAAACTCTTTTTGATGTTCTTTTATCCATACTCGTAATTCACCCAAGTAATTTGCTGTTATTTTATTTTTGTCTTTAATGTATTTCATATTTTTCGTGCCTCACGTCGCACAACTTTCATTTTACGCTGCGCTAATTTTCTCCCAGTTGTCCTCTGAAACGGGACAACTGGCAAAAATTATTCAGCCTTATCTGCCAACTCTGCAGGAAACGGCGTGCCAATAGCACCAAGTGCTTGACCTAACCACATTTTAGCTTCTTGCAAATGCGTGTACGCAAGTGCAATTTCTCGACCTGCGCCCTTAAGATCATCTCTGTTTTTGAGAGCTAAAACTGCCTGAATTCGAGCATCGATATTTTTTCTTTCTTCGTGTAAATCTACTACTCTTTTATCTTCTTCCATATTTTTTTCACCCCCTTTCACAAATTATCTTCTTGAGCTTGTAATTGAGCTTCGGAGTCGGTTGAGTTAAGCATGGTTGTAGTTTGGTTTGAAACAATACCGCGATACTTCCCTTCTGTTATTGTAAAACCACAATCATGCTGCATTTGGCCACCAGGTAAATAAGAGAGGCCTTCAACGAAGTCTTTATCACAGGCTGGACACTTATTTATTCGTAGATTTTTCCAATTCATGCGTATTGTTTCCCATCGTCAGGAGAAACTGCTGGCTCCTCACTACTTTGGAGCTTTTTAAGATTTTCATTAACTTGGTCCAGCAGAAGTTTTATTTTTGCCAAATCACCCCGATAAACTAAATACGCGTTTTTGTGGTTACCCCCGATAGAAATTCGCAGTGCTATTGGATCATCTTTCTTTTTAATTACTTGTAAAATCATACTTTCCCTCTTTTAATCCTTTCCTTATGATCTTTTCGTATGTGAGCAAAACAGTCTTCTATTGTCATGACTGGAAAAGTAACTGGCACATCGTTTTTGGGATGCTCTGTGTATGTTTTTCCTCCACACTTGCAAGTAAAAGGTAGCGGCATTCTATTGATGTTATGGACGCCACCATAGTACATGTCGATTGCTTGGGTGAAAGATAATGCATCCGTCTTTTTCATTGCTACTTTTTATTTATAAACTTTCTCAGACGTTTTTGCACAGTCTTTTTGAATGCAGTAAAAAACCAGTACCAACACCAGAAAGTGATAAAAGAGCCAAGTAAAAATCCTGAAAATAGTAAGTCAAATTCTTTTGTCATAGTTGTTCGCCTGGATAACAGTCCTGGCATGTTGGATCGCTACAATATATCTTCTGAGGTTTTGGTAAAAACTTGGCCAAATATGCATAACGGTCGCTAGAAAGGACCAATAAGCAAAGACGCGTTTCCCAATTACCACCAAAGAATGCTTCTGCAAATTCGTGAGAAAAGATGACTTCCGCTGCTTTATCCATACTCACTGGGTTTGAGTAAGGATAGTTATATCCTCCAACGTAGTGGGCTTTTTCAACTGCTTGTTTGAAAATTTGCTCGTTTTGCATCACTTCCCTTTCCCAATTTGTCTAATAAATTCTTTTGGCTCAATCCCCTCTGCTAAATCAAGCATGCGTCGTGCTCTCATTATTTCTGCTGCAGTCAAATCGCTTCCGTCAGAGGGTGGCATATCTTTTGCATAGAGATGGTTTGCATGAATAAATGCTGAAAGAAACACATCTGCCTCTTCTTTATAAAATCGCAAATAAAAGTCGAATTTTGCGCGGATCTCTACTTCTTCAACTTTTGTCACTTCTCCATAAAAACGTGTTTTATTCTTTTTGAGAAACTTCCATGGCCTATTAATACCAGTAACAGAAATTGCCACATGCATGAAAAGTTTTCGATCTTTACCTTTTACCTTAAATTCAACTTCTTGGTAGATTTCGTCTTCGAGCTCTTCTGGAGTTATGCCATATTTTGCCATGAGGCGATCCAACTGACGTTTTGCATTGATGGCTTCCCCACCCTTTCCGCGCCTGACAAGTGCTTGGAGTTTTTTCCCGAGTTCGATGTATTTTGTATCGGTCATAGTTTCAAAAGTCTCTTTACTACATCAGCTGGCGTGTGGCCATCCCACAAAGGCGCTTCTGTTAATTCGTCAGCAAACTTAGTTTTATTCCAATATTTCATTGGAAGATGATAACTAATCTGCTTTCCTTTTTCCCAGTTAATACCCATAATAAACCAACCGTCAAAGGATGTCCCGTCATGGTGTTTTTTACTTTTCCACACAGGATTTTTATGATAAGTGGCACATAGTGTTTGATATAACTTGCACAACGCGATAAATAAAGCAATCCTATGGTCATAAAGTTCTCCAAAAGTATGGTAACCATCGCTAATGCCATTTGTCTCAATCGTTCCCTCTTTATCCATTCTTTTTATCAGATCATTAAGAGTCATCGTGACGGAGGTGACCATAGACATACTATCCAACCGCCTTTCCTTTTTGCTTGAGCTTTGCATCCAACAGGTGCTCGTTGAGGTGACTAAAAACTTTTGCTGCCATTGCAGAGCTGACCATTTCTGAGACCTGTGGCTCTTTGAGTAAATCGGCAAGAGCTGCGATCATGTGTACCTTACTTCCTTTTATTGATGAATGCACAGAACCATCAGAAAATACTTTGAAGTAAAAATATCCTATTTGTTTTTTTCGAGGCTTTTTTTGCACTGTTGGCATAGGTGTCCTTTCTTTAATATTTTGGCGCATAAAATACAAACTGGTGTCATAGTTAGTTTTTGATTTTGTTTTTTTTTGCTTTCTTCAAGATCGCAATATCGCGATCTTTTTCCTCTATCTTATATCGAGTGTATCCAAGCAAAAATAATACGCCGAGTATGATTATAACAAGTATGCCTATAGCAAGTAAAATAAAGGCAAGTATTTTTAGTAATAAAATTAATAACATAGTTTTATACGGGATGGAAGGACGCCGTGCCGTCAAAAATTAGTGACGCGCTTTTGGTGTCCTTCCTCCCAGCTGAGCAACCCGCGACCGAACTTCTGGCGATGCAGCAGCAAGACCCCTCACTCTGTGAGGAGACAAGCCACCAGATCGGCCTACACGTACACGAGTTTCTTTGGATGAGAGAGCTAACCCTCGACGTTCTTTCATTTTGTTTTGCCCTCCTTGAGCATTTCTAAATTACCACCACGTCTATCATAATATTCAACAAGTTTATAAAACAATTTGTAAACACTGTTTGATGCGTATGCGGTTGCTAAAGAGATGTGTCCCTGCTCTACTAATTTGAGGTATTGTGCCATTTCTTCGTCTGAGCAGATACGCATAAACATTGACTCTATTTGCGTATTGGGGATAAGTGAGTCTTCTCTTCTTGTATTTTTTTCTTCTTCGTATGGCATATTCGTCTAAGTCTTGGTTGATGTTTATTATCAACTCTATACATAACTTATCATAAGTATCATGACTTGTCAATAGGCAAAAGTGAGGCTAATACTATGCTGGAAGGGGTTCGCTAAAGGTTCTGGAGAGTCGAAATTGGAGTATCTTTGTTATTTCAAACCAGAGGATGTCGATAAGCTCGTCCCCTTCCCAGGCAATGACTGACTCGTTATTAATCAGGATCTTATTGAAAAAGCGGCCATCGGAATTATCAAAGTGAAGATTGTAGGAAATGGCAACCATGAATTCGATACATTGGCCAAGGGTCAAAAGTGGTGAGGTATACCCTTTGTTGTGCTTCCATGCGGAAATAAGGTCTTGTCCTGATTTACTCATCTCTGCCCATTGGGTCTCTGTTATTTCTTGTTTCATAGTTCTGGTTTTATATTCGTTTTGCCCCCAGGAGAAAAAGGCACAGCTGCGGGGTCGACTCTTTTCTCACCTATAAAATCAAGAAACGCGTCATAACATTCTTTGCAGAGATCGAAGGATTTCTTGTTAAAACTGTTTGTCAGTTGGTAACGCACAGATCCTTCGCTGAGGTCTTTTTTGCAGCGATCGCATGTAATATATGTTGCCATTATGTCTCCTTAACGAGAGCCTTCACTGGTAGTCTTTCGGTCAGTAAAACTCTCTGTTTATATAATGACACGTAGAACATCCCTTCTTCAAGTATCGGTTCTATACAAAGTTCGTACTCCCCTTTTTCCCCAAACGAGAAAGACCAATATCCTTCCCCATCCACGAGAATTCCTTCGTCACGCATTTTGCGCACTTGAGCTGGGTCACTTATCGATAAGATGTGTTGAAAGCCATCCTTGAGGGCTTCCGGAAAGTCTTTAATTCCAGACATATAATCACCTCCCTCTTATTTTACTCTTTCAAAGTTATCGCCTGCATCTGGCAAATCAGGCAGGTTCCAGGGGTTCCCGAGATGAAGACTAATGGGCTTTGGAATTTGTATTTTTCTCTCGCGACTATCGTAAAAGTCCCACAAACGCGCTTTGATAAAACTGGTTGTAATTCCCCATATACCAATAAATAATGCTAAATCGTTGCGAGTGAATACAAAAATGAAAAATGAAATATATCCGCAAATTTCTATGAAAATAATAAGCCACGCCAAGGCTATTTTGGCGTCCTGCTTAAATTTCATGAGCTTTGCTGCCTGTGTACGTAATGTTTGCAAATCATTCATAATATATTATAACCTCCGTCTTCCATTCTTTACAGTCATGGATCTTCCCAAAAGTCCCGCCTTCTATATTATTGTCATCCTCTATGATACCAAACTCTTGCAGTAAATCGTTAATACTTGCCATTGCGTTATCTGCGTCCTGTCGCATTTTCCCTTTGATAAAAAAGAAGTAGTCTATATATAGCTTGCCAGTAAAACGCTCCCTTTTGTATTTGAGCATTTGTTGGCCGACTTCCTTTTTGAATTTCTCGTATGCAGCTGAGGGCAATGCAATGGGTCGACTTCCTCGCATGAAAAGACGTTTACTATTCTTCTTGGAAATAGGTCGTCCAAGAAATACAAATTTGGCAGATTTTCTCATATTAGTGACTGACAACAAAAAACGTTGCGATCATGGCAAAAAACGCGACTGCTGGTGTATTTTCTTTTGTCCCAAAAGACCCAATGCCAACACCAATCCAAATTGCTGCTACTGCGAATAATTTTGCTTCTATCATATTGGTTCTGTTGTATACCCTGCTTTGCCGAGTTTTGACCAATCTCTGTTGTTTGGATCTTTCTTGGGTCCCAGCCATTCGTCTTCACACTCTTTTGTACAAAACGTTGGATTTTGGTATATCTCGTTTTGCAAATGCTTCACGAGTGGTCGCTTCTCCAGAATTGGTCCATGCTTTTTCTCATTATAGCAGTGAAAGACAATAGTGCCATCAACTACTTGGTTCTCCTTTTCAGGGACCATCCTTTCTGGCTTATTTCCTTTGCCAACAAATCGGAAGGTTTTCTCAAGTTCTACAATGAGTCCTTCCACCTGTTGGGTCGTAACATCTTTGAGACTTGTCACATTGAGTTTTCTGTATGCTGTTTTTTTTGCTTGGTCCTGAGTAAATCCTCTGTCAGCTGCTGACTGGAAGTAATCGCCAAAGACACGCATACGGTGTGGATCTTCATCTGCAGTAATTGGTTTGTGAGGGGCTTCGTCATCGTGTTCGCTCACATCTGCATCAAATATTTCAGAAGCCATGGTTGCCTGCACTGTTGCTGCAACAAGTGCGCGCTTTTGTGCCACTGACTCAATAGTATTGGCAACGTCATACACATCTTTTCCAGCGTGTTTTTTCTCTTTACTATTACAGGTACGTGTTGCGGATGCAATAATTTTTCCCGATGCAATGTGGGTAATGACACATTTATATCGATACATCACAAATCTTTTTTCCCAATCCTCCACGCGGTCTACCAGCTGATTGTCTGCAGCAAAGCCAAAAAGTTTCAGGAGCTTCTCGGCGCCTGGTTTCAAGAGCGACATTTTCTTTGTGTATGGAATAATGCCATAATCCCCTGAGTCGCCCCCAGCAATGTTATTTGCTTGACGAAGTTGCTTTTTAACAAAAGATGCAAGATTTGTATGGAGCTTCTTAAATTCAGGAGTGGTGAGCTCTTGGTTAACAACAACCAGAGAATTTTCTTCGGTTGTCATACTGTTTTCTCCGTTTCTTTATCATAGTTGTCGCGGCGTTCGATTTTCTTTTTTTCTGCTTGTGCTTCTATTTCCTGGTGGAGCTCGTTGTATGTTTTTCGAAAAACAGTGTCTAAATGGTCACCTGGGTCAAGCTGTACCTCAGCAGAGGCATAAATCGAGACTGGCTCAAATTGTCGCATTTGGACTGTGGTGGAATAGGAGACGGTAATTTTATTTATCTTCATGACTTCTTAAGGATTGCTTTTCTTTTTGTATAAAATGTATCGATGTCTTCACGTAAAAAAAGGAAGTGTCCAGAGGGTTTTAACAAGTGTGGCACTCTGCCCTTTTTAGCCCAACGTCTCAGTGTTTGATCTGAAATTTCAAGGATTTTTGAGGCTTCTCCGAGTGAATAGTATTTAGAGTCTTCTTGGTCAGTCATTATCAAATCTTATCATATCTATCAGGGCTTGTCAAGACCCTATTTTTGCACTATACTATATATACAGAGGCTAGATGTATACGTCGCTTTAAGCCTCTGTTTAAGCGAGATTGGTGTAATGGCAACACATCAGTTTTCCAAACTGTTATCACCGGATCGTTACCGGTATCTCGCTCAAAATCCCCTCTTTAGCCTCCGTGAAAACACCTCTTGATTTTCACACCACTTTTCACGATAATTTTCACGAGGAGAAATCGATATGTTTTTGCTTTACCTTATCATTGCATTATTGATTGTGTTGTGGGCTTTTCCTCGCGAAAAACGCAAGAAAAAAAGACCGCTTACTTTTTAGTGACTTTTCCACGCGTAAGCCCACCCCCTTAAACCCCCGGGCTTTCGTTGGGTATCCTTTACGTTTAGCTAGGCGAGCTGCGCTCGAAAATAAATTTTTCAAGACAACTCGATTTTCGCCTTAGTAACTCAGTCCCCTCTAGAAGAGGTTTCCTATCCAACCGTACGAAAATATCATACATTGGCCCGTGGAGCTTTTGAGGGCTCAAACCATTTCGTTGGTGTCAACGGATTGGTTTCAACTATCAAAGAGTTTGGTAAGGATATTGTTAGCACTCTGCAAGAGAGATTGACAAATCGACAGAAAAGGTATACTATGTAGCCTAATTACAGACGGAGCCGTAAACCGCACAAAGCGGAGCTAGTCCCGAAAGGAATGTTTCTGTGATTGCAAAACAAAATGCGTCTACTTTGATCCAGAGGCGCTTTTTGTTATCTAACTTCCCTCTTCTTCCAACTCAAAAGTACAAATATCCTCAAACTCGTCATTAGTAAAACGTCCAAGCATTACAAGAATTTCTTTATAGCGTGCAAGTTTTTTCTCTGACTTTTTTGTCTTCATCTTTTCTATAAAATAGTCCATCAAATGCTCGCGTCTCATTCCGTTAGGAATTGCTGTCCCGCGAATTGCTGCAATAATTTCTGGGGTTGTAAAATATTTTTCTGCTAATAATTCATGAAGTTGGTCGTAGTAACGATGTTCTTCGAAGTGTTCTATTTTCAGTCCCTCGGCTTTTTTGTTGCACCATGCACATCGCATGTCGTTAGTAAGTAAAACACTTCCTCCGAAAATAGGGATTGCTTTTGGTTGTAATAATTGTGTTGTCTCCATAAAAAAACCTACTATTAAATCCGTCAAGCACAAACGCTTTTGCCAAGCCAACTTGGCGGATATAACAATAGGTTTTAACGTTTGTGTAAGTGTTTTACTAACCCCGCTTGGCGTAGGGGCGCACCAGTTAATGGTGACGGACTATATTTATAGAATAAAGACAAAACGCTGTCAATATGACAAATGGTATCAGTTGTGAAAGTTTCTGTGAAAAGTCTAAAAAATAGTTTTCACAGCGAAAAATAATACAAAGAAAACAAAAATTTAAGACGAACGATAAATATAAAATCCGTGCCTAGTAACTATATCATTCTAGACGCAACTGTATCACCTATAATAAAGGGTTTGTCTCCACCGATGGTTGTTGGGATGGTCCTGGCCCTCCTAGTGTAATTGGCTGCTCTAGTAATGGGTTTTGCTCTACTGTTTGTGTTGGTGCTGGCGCTACTGGTTGACCGTTTTCGATAAGTGCTTTCTTCAAAACAGTTCGACTCTTCAAGTAATACACCTGAGCAACAATGATAACTATTGCCACTGCGATTTGCGCAATTGGTTGGATTAAATCATTGGCTTGTTGTTGTGTTATTGTCCCGCCCATCACAAAAAAACCTAAGACATAACTAATAACTACTGACCAAAATTCTGTTGTTTGATACCCTGGTTTCATTCTTTTGTTGTCACCTCCGCATCCCCGAGAATTTCAAGAGTTCTTGTCATTCCGGCTGTTAGTGCAGTAAGTGCTTGCTCGAGTTTTGGGTTTCGGTTTTCAAGAATAGCGTCTTCCAAATCATTTTCTTTTTGCAGTTGATAAATTCTTTTTGTTTGCTCGGAAATTTGCATTTGCAGACGGTCGTCAACTTTCTTCTGCTCTTCAAGCATTTTGTCTTTTTTCTCGATTTCTTTTATGAGTGCTTCAAAGGTTGTTTTATCAACTTTGCCGTGCGAAGAAAGTAGTGACCAAACACCTGTTATAACTACAAAAATCCCTCCGAGGATTGAAATTGGATCATGTATCATTGTTGTGTAAAAAATAAGTTCGCAAACATATTTCCAATTGCTTGGAAAATATTCTGTTTCGTTTCGGTGGGGAGAGCTGCGGTGGCTTGTTGGATTTTTGCATATGCATCAACCGCTGGCGTTAGGGAAGTGTCAGGTGCTTTTTGAGTGGCAGTGTTGAGCGCTCGAATTTGTCCGAGTAAGTCTCCAATCCACATAGCGACTTTTTCTCCACCTTTTGGATCGTTGGGGTTATTGGTTAAATCGATCATGCCTTGGCCAGAGTTTTCCAAAAAGTCATTTGCTCCGTTTTGGAGTGCATATTGTGCAATTACTTTGTAATTAGTCCCTTGAGCAACTGCCCGATTAAAGTCGTCAGTTGGCACAGGGATTTCTGAAGGAATGTTGTCTGATGGCAAAACTGGAGCAGTTGGGTTAGAAATTGTCCAGTGGCAGTCAGGGCCTTGTGGATCGATATAGCCAGAGAAACCATTGTCAGGTTGTGTTTTAACTCCTTTTGCATCGCATGGTGCTACTCCAAAGTGGAGGTGAGGACCACTCGAAAATCCCGTATTATTGGAATGTCCGATAAGTTGCCCCTTAATAAGTTTATCACCAAGTTTGACCGCGATGTCATTAAGGTGGCCATAGAGCGTGAGATAGCCGTTGTGTACGATTTTAACATAATTACCATATCCTCCCGCATCGAACCCAGACTCACTGACAAACCCATCAGCTGCCGCCAAGACAGGTGTTAGAGATGGACAACCAAAGTCTGTCCCATTATGTCCTCGTAGTCCATATCTAGCAGCATATACATCAGGGTTAGCCCCGAAATCTTGTGTCACAGGGAAGTTCCCAATAAACACATCAGAAAGTTCGTATGCCATGATTTTAGTGTAGTACCAATTTTAGCAATTAGTCAATATACTGATAGTAGTATGGATTTAGAGCACTAGACTTAAAAGATTATGAAGCATACAAACTCTCTCCGTATTTTGCCAGGTTAAGGGTCATGGTAGGAAAAAGTAGGAAAAAATGCCAGCGTTGCCATCAACGCTTGGTTCGTGTGCCACATCATTTGACATATAAAACCCTTGGGAGAGAAACGAAAAAAGACGTAGTGGGGGTGTGTTTTCCTTGTAATGATCTGTGTCATTTCTATGAAGACGGTAGGAAAGTGCCACTCACTGAAGAGGCACTACGCGCCAGGTGGAAAGAGATCAATAGCTTCTGGTATAAATTCAAACGTTTTCGTCCCTCACTTGCCATCTCTCAGGTGATCCACTGGTACACCCACTAAAAAGGCCGTCCCATTATAGATCCTTGCGGACCGTATTGGTTAACGGCTCAAAACTCTTGCTTAGGCAATAGTTTTTACAGGGATGGTACCACCATTTCCATCGTCTTTCATGCAGTTGCAAACCCTTATAATAATCCGGAAGGTACCTGCAGCCGGTGGCAACGGGAAAAATGCTTGTCCCGCTTCTCAGCTACCTGCTTATATAATAGTAATATGAAACGCGCGAATATTGCAATAGGGGTGCTTTTGGCGATTGCCAGCATACTATATATATGGGACTTTTTGCTTAAGCAGAGTTTGACGACTGCAGGGTATAGCCTCGAAAGTTTGCAAAATCAATTAGACGAGATTAGACGAGAGAACCTTATATTACAAAACAAGATTTACGAGGAGTCGTCTTTAACTCACGTCGCACAATCTGCGAAAGAAAGGGGATTTGTGCCAGCACAGGACTATATTATTGTGCGGCAATAAAAAAGCCACCAGAAGGAGTAGTATATTCAACGGACAAAATACAGGAAGCATCGGTAATAACTCCACAGGTATTGCGTCCGCTTGGCTGCGTTGCTGAAATGTCTTTTGCAAGACGAGCTGCAAACTTTGAAAAACCCGTTTTATTTATATTTGCTATTCCTGAAGTGTTCAAAACAAAGTCATTATTTCCAGCATTATTGAAACTTCCGAGTGCAATATCGCTTGCAAATTTTGTTATGCCAAAACTTCCAAAATCTGAGGCAGCCAAAGAAGACGTTGATGCCTGTCCAGAAGAAACAATGCTAACACTATCACTGTCTGTGTTAAAAATAGTCCCAGCTCCAACAAGTCTTTTAAACGTATTTGAAGTTGCCTTAATGGTTGCTGCAGCAGTGAGAGAGCTCGAGTCATATGGCCACGCGCCTCGGTAAATAAAGAAGTTAGATCCAGATTTTTCATTACCAGCTTCTCCCTGATTTGTGCCTGTACCTGTCCCCGCTGCCTGTCCAGTCGCATAAGGAGAAAAACTATCATTATGGACAGATCCTTTACCAGCTGCTGGTGAAAAAGTGGTAGTTGTGTGTAAAATAAAGGGATAGTTATATCGTTCAAGTCCAGCATAGTGTAGAAGCGCTTTATACGGGTTATCTAATTTATGCAGCTCTTTTAATATATCTAATGTTTCAAGTAATGGAAGAAGAGTGAATGCTACTTTATCCCATGTATAAAAATTGGCAATAAAATCTTTTTCTTTTAACCAAAGTCCATTTGCAAAATGATATCCATTTGGCACAACGCGCGCAATGCGTCTTTCATCTTTTATTCCCAATAACGAACGTCCAGCATCTGTGTTTATCATCCATAAAAGGTCTTTTTGTCTCCAATAGAAGAGCTTTCGAAGATCCCAGGCGAGGGGAGTAAATTGAGATTTATCTATCATAAGCTATGCTACCGCAACGCAATCCCATGTTGAGGATGTAGCGTTCCATTCAAGAAGCACTCGCAAGCGTGTGCTTATTACCGTTGTCGTGGGGAGGGAAACAGTTGTTGAGGCAAAGCTAGTTCCCCACGTAATCGCGCGAGCGGTACCGTTATCAGTGATTTGAATTTCCAATAAATCGCCAGCGTTAGGAGTACCACTTAGATTTGTTGACATAGAGGTAATGGCCTGAGCAAGCCCCGTTATTTGTGCAATATCCATATTGTCTGAATTAATTGTCGGCGTTGCAGATTGCGTAACAGGAACAGCTCGTCTTGTACGCCTCTTATTGCTTAATGTTTGGGTTCCAGCGGTTGTTACAACACTTGACCCTGTAGATATAAGTTGAAAATAGGTGCCATCATATACGAATAGGCAAAGCTGTCCCGCAACTATGTCGTTTGCCGCTAGGTCAGTTGATCCATCTGCTTTTTTAATTGTTTTAGCACCAAGGCCATTAACATTTAAGGTCGATGCAGTTGTGTTTGCGTTTGCTGCCTTAAGTTTTACTAACATACCAGCTACGTATGATGCTGCTGCAGGAGAAAGGGTAGCAGCGTATGCATTTGCTGAGCCACTGTCTGCAACATAGTCGGTAACAAGACTTGTTGTGTTGATATTATGAAGGCCTGCTTGGGTATGTTCTGCGAGAATTCCATCAATCGCGTCTCCCCATGATTTTGCATCCCAAATATCTTCAACAACTGCCCCAGATGAATGTGCCTGTGCAGAAGGGGAGTTGTCCACCCCACGAGTACAATTGGTCAAATTATTGCTTGAAACAACGCCAATAACGCGTTCCATTTTGGTAGGTGTTGATACCCCGTTGGCATCCACACGGTCAATAGTCAAAAGAACTGCAGTGTCAGTTGGGAGGCCAGAGGTAGAATTGAGGGCAATTGTCGTGTCGCCTGAGCCTATAGACCCGTTAAGGGTAGTGGAGAAATTCGAGCGCTTTTTCTTGAATTTGTCGGTATTTGCTGCTGACATATATTCCTATTCTTAGTGTATCCACAATTGCTTATAAAAAGCAATATTAGGACTGACTTGCTGATAACTTCCAGCTTGATGGATCTCCTGCACTAATCAAGAACCCTTTAATCATAAGTCCAGTAATGGTTGCACGATCTGCAGAAGAAATTCCTTGGAGTTGGAATTGAAAATCTCGAAGGAGCTTGTTGACCTTGATAAACTTAATAAGTGACTCCACGGCAAACGTGGTTGGTTTTCCAACAGTCGACCCCATAGCAACGCTTCCAATGGGGTCCCAGCCAATACCAGTGTCAGAGCTTCCCTGAGTAATGGTTGCTGCAGCAAGGGTACCAAACGACTTAGTTTTTCTTGTGCCAAAGAAAGAGAAGCTAATGTTACCAGACAAGTTTCTTAAACGAATGTATGCTTTTTTAATTTTTCCAAACTGCGTCCAGTTTTTGTCAATTGGGATCTGTGGGCTGGTGTATCTCCACGTGAAGGCAACACCGTCATCGTCTCCGTAGGCACTCGAGAATTCAATGAGCTTATGGCCATTGCATCCTAAAAAGTGAGTGGTGTTGTCTGTTGTGGTAAATTGGCCAAACTGAGATACACCGATAGTCCATGGCTCATACCATTGCAAACGCTCTCTATCATAGACAACAATTTGGTTTGGATCGCCAGAGGCAGTTGGTACAGCAAAAAAGACTTTTCCCTGGAAATAATATGCACAGATAAGATTGATAGAGTCTTGTGCGAGAGCAATAAAATATGGTCGAAGTTTTGTGGATACCTCATTTGCACGAATAACATTGAAAAACTGTGGCTCATTTCCAGCAACTTCAATACCCAGCTTATTTGCCCACATGATGTCATTTTCAACAGGAAGCAGAGATCGTGGCGCATTTCCTCCAGTTTGGCCAATAATTTTTGATGGCACAGGAATAGTGATTGATTGGTCGCTTGTTATATTTATTGTCTGAAATTCCAAAGCCCACAGTGTTCCACGTCCATCGGGAGTCTGGAAGACAACATGCGATTTGTCCTGAAAGTCCACTCCTGCCGTCGTTGTTGCACGGCCTCCTTTTTCTATTTCAATCCATCCACCGCCATAGCCACTGGTGAAATTTCCGATAAAAACGCCAGTTCCTGAGTACCAAATTCTGTATGGATTGTTTGGGTCAACTCCCCAGAGTCTGTTGTTTGAAATCCAGGTTTGGCCAAGTTTCGGACCAACAGTAGAGTCGGCGGTTGGGGGAGCAATATAAGGATTTGGGGAAAGTGATCCATCGTCTCGATAAGTATTGGTTGTTGCCTGGTCAAGAAGCGTTTCATACCCTGACGTATCACCATAATAAATATTGTATTTTATTGCCCCCGTGATTGCTGTCCAGTTAAGATCCACATAGCCGTTGGTGAGCGTGGTCCATAGATCGCGGTCATGATCAACAGTAATAGTTGCCTCGGTACACGGCGCGGTTTCTCCAACTGCATTGATTGCCGTCACCTTGTAATATACGTTGATACTCCCAGAAGACAGTCCTGCGCCTCTACTTGGAGTCACAGTACCCATTGCAGAGAGCCCTGTGTACTGGGCGAGGGAAGTCCCATCAAAACGAATAATAGGGTCGTATCCATTGGTAATCCACAGATACGAGCCAATCTGAGCAAAGTAGCATTTCTTGCCTGCAGTCAGAGTAATCCCTGACATGGATAGCGCGTTTGTGGAAGAAAGGTCAGTGGATTTATAAATCGTGCCTCCTGCGACAATAATTTGTACACGAGTTAAATCTGACTTGATATACTCCACGAAGCCATCGATATTGGCGCTCATGGTAATAAGTGTTTTTGTGCCCCAGCGTTTATCCCACACGCCGTCTTCAATAAGCATCATGTTTTGGGCTTCGCGGGCTTCTTCTTTTTTTAAGCGGGTAACAGACAAGAGCACATTGACACCTTGAAAGGTATCAATCTGAATTGAGTTTTGCTTCTTGCTCTTTAGGGAGTTATGCGTACTTGCAACTAACATACTTAGAGCCCAAACCCAGGTGTACCCAGCTCGAGGTCACGATCTGGCACATAGTTTTCCTGATAGTTGGGTGCCTTGCCGTTGAGGAATTTCATTCCTTTAAGTCTGCTGTCTGCAAGTTGCAATGCAAGAGTGGCACGATCTCCTTCACCATCATTTTCATGGAGCTTTGATAATGCATAATAGATAGCAAAGAAAGGATCTGACATCTCAATAACATCACTTGCAGAAGAGGGGATAAATGGATCTTTGTAATATGGCAATTCCCAACTGAGTCCTGACGAAACGGTAAAGGTAAGATTGACCGTAAAGCCAGTTTTTTTGTTGCCAGTAATCCAGGCAGCATTTGCATTGTTACCAGAGGGCATGTTTTTGAAGAGTTCAGATTTTGCTTGATCAACAATAGGAACGTATGTCCAGTTTGTACCGTCAAGTTTTATTCGTAAAAATCCACCAGGGAAGATAAAGTCAGTAAAAGAGGAGAGGGGAATGGTACTACCAGCACCAGTTGTCCCTGATGCAGTGGTCCACAATTCTCTCCACGTAACGCCTTCTTCATGCGCCCAGAGATTAATAGCAGTCTCGAGTAAATTTGTACGAATGGTGTAGTCCTCTTCAGTGGATGCAGGAACTGACGTGTCCAGCTGGTAGAGTTCGTGTAGTTTGGTTTGAAATTCTGATAATAACATAGGCTATACTTTAATCCTAAGCATTTTCTTTGGTTTTGGCAAGGTCAAATGTAGAGCGAGCTTTGGTGGTTTTGGCAAATGAAGAGACGACGCCTTGGCTGCGACCACTGGTGCTTTCACTTGTGTTATTTTTACTGGCTTGAAACCACTACTCAGATTGCTTTTTTTAATCTTCAGTTTTGGAGCTGCCTTTTTTGCACTACTTTTAATAGAAGATCGTATACGAGAAGCAGCAGTATTTTTCAGTTTTGGTGCCTGAAGAGCAGGAGAAACAATTGTTGGCGCACTGGCGGGAGCTGCTGGCGCAACTGTTGTACCACCACTAGAAGTTTTACTATTTGTCTGTTTTTGGATTGCTAACTGCTGTGCAATTTGCTCACCATTATAGCCAAGTCCTTTGTACAAGTCTGCTAATTTTTGTTGTGCTGGAGAATACGCCCCCCCCATATAACGCACTGGAGCACCAGTCTCTTGTACCGCAAACTCTTCTGGGCTTGTTTGACCGGTAAGGAATTTCCCTGCAGCAGCAATCTGTGGAGGCAACCCAACGCCACCTAAAAGTGTGTTTACAACATTTCCCATCACTTGAGCTGGAGAATATTTCTGACCAAATGGCCCTTTATAGATACCATTTCCAGCATAGTCTTGCCCTGAAAGAAGGGTGAGTGCTGCGCCAGCCGGAGTTGAGACTCTGTTGCGGATATCTTTAGCAATAACGTCTGATTGCCCAGAAAGGAGTCCTGCTGCAATTTCAACAGGAATACGCAAGAAGTCATCGGCTGTGCCAAAGATACGAACATAGCGTTTTTGTCCATCACTTGTATAGGTGCCAGTATCGATATTAAACATATTTGTTGGACCATTCTGAAGCATTGTGTGGCCAGAAAGGGCATAGTTGACGACATTTGCCGCCACATATGCACCAGCAAAGTTTTTCAAATAATTGAGGTACGTCTTACCCGCTGGATTACTCGGATTTAAGAGTGCTTTTACGATGCCTTTTCCTATACCCAGGTTTGTTGCCAGCCAATCAGGCGCCAGGACTGTCGTACGAAGCATATTAAAGAATTGTTTATTTGTTGCCTGATAGTCATAGTTGATGCCGCCAAAACGAGTGTTTGCCTGTGAGGCAGCGGTCTTGAGGGCTTGGTCTTCTGGAAGCCCTGCTTTGAGTAGTGCATCCCGCTGCGCTATGGCAAACTTTAATTTGAGAGCTGGTGCGAAGTTAGAAAAGACTGGGTCTTCAAAAAACTTGCGTTGTATGTCGGTAATTCCTTTTAACCCCGATGTCATCAAATTTCCTGCTTGCTCTTCCTCAGCTGGCCTAAAATCTCCTGCCTCTGTTGTTTTGAGGGTCAGTCCTGCTTTGATAAGAGGAATTGCTTGGTCTAGGTTTTCATTGACAAACTTGCCCCCACTTGATGGATGGATCATCATCCAGGCAGTTGTGAGTGGGTTTTGGCCAGACTGTGCAGAACGTGCAAATTCATTGAAACCATGAGGACCAATAGCAGTCCCTGGAATACCGGTAGAAAGTGCCATACGTTTCATCTTGGAGAATGCATTGGCAACATTTGCTAGAGCTCCGTCATCGTGGGTCATAAAGTTATTGAGCACATCTGCAATTGGTTTTGGCGCATAATAGTTACCAGCATACGTTGAATTATCCCCAGTATGAGACAGGGTCTTTGGAAAGTTTTGGATAGCCACCATACCATCTCCTTGGTTTTTCGTCACATACCCACTTTGAATTGCCCAGTTGAAGAAGTTTCTGTCTGCCATTGCTTTATTAGCTGTCATTTCATACCATCCAACTAAATCAGAGACATTATTAAATCGTGGCGTGAGTCCTTTGGCAACTCCTTCTTCATAGTTTTTAATCACTGAGTCAAAGGTGAATGATGGGTTCATGGACAATTGCTTTCCCATTTTTTCATCAACCACTTTTTGCGTTTCTTTCCAGAGCTGTGGGAAATATGTCTCTTTATAATTCAAATCAAGACCACTTTCAGTGAGATTACCATATTTAGAGTCAAAGTATGCACGAACGTTATCTAGGAGTTTTGGATCGGCATTTTTTAACTGAGAGATAATGTCATTGCCTGCAGCATCGATTTCTTGAAATGGCTGTCTTTGGTAGAGTCCTTCGTAAGGTGCTGCTTGTCTCCCTCCAACCCATTCCTGGAATTTGCTCTTAAAGTCATCGGGCAGTCCCTTCAACATAGAAATATTGTGTTGCAACCAGTTGCCGCCGTTTATTTCTGATAAGACTTGAGTTTCTGCGTTTTTCTGTGCAGACTCCGATCTTTCTGCCATTTGTGGGCCCAGCTGCTCTTTTGTAGAGAAGTTTTCCTCACCAGGGAACTCTTTACTCATTTGATCCATCTCTTCTTCAAATGTTTGTGGCCGAGCAGTAAAGCCTTCGCCTTGAATAGGAGTATCGCCAAAACGCTGGGTCGCGTCGGGATTAACAGAAATATCTGCACCTGAGCGGGGAGTGGTAATACCTTCTCGAATTGCTTGAGAACTCATTTTTGGTGGAAGAGGGGGCTCAGTCAATTCGTCTTTTATGCTCTTTTTCCCAGGGAAAAACTCACTTGGCTTGATAAACCCTGCTTGACGTTGTTGTTTTGCTTGCCCAAAAATATAGTTGACTGTATCTGATAATGCGGGATTAATAAGCTCTTTATTTTGAGACACATACTCTGGGTTATTCTTGAGTCCGAGAATAGTATCCCATATATCTGCTTGCTGCATGGTGGTTTTCCCCTTAAACTCAGGAAGATATTTGCTGGTGAGGTTTTCAATGTCACTGGCTGCACCGCCATTGGATGGATTATCTTTGAAGTTTTGGACAACTGACTGGATCATTGTCTCGTCTTTATTAATTGCCTCATATGCAGGCTTTATGTTGACAATATTCAGCTCTGCAGCTTTCGAGGGGTTAAGATTTTTAATTTCATCTTCTATAAATGTGCTTGCAATTTTATTAGCTGCAGTGGTTGCTCCATGCGCTACTCCTGCAATTGCTGCTCCCCCCACCAAACCAGTTGCCCCGCCAAGAAGTGAGTCCCTGAGTTCTTGAATTGCTTGGTCCTTAAAAGTTGGCGCGTCTGCTGTATCCTTTGCACCCTGCAGTGCTCCAAAACCTAAACCGTATTTTGCACCAGTGGTCGCACCATTTTTTAGAATTTGGAGCAATCCCTCTTTTCCACCATTTTCAAGAAGTGCTGCGTCTCCACCCATTGGAAGCGTTGCCACTGTTGCTACAGGAAGAGCCTCGCCTGCAATATCTCCAATAACCTGCTGTGGTGACTTAAATCCAGCTTTTAAGTCTTTTTGTGTTTTAACAGATGCCACTCCTAAATCATGAGGAGCATTAATAATTGACTGGGGAATACTCGCTGCAAATTTCAACACAGGATTTTTAATCTGGTCAGTGAAATTTATCTGAGGGATTTTTGCAAGAGCTGTTTGGACAAATGTTGGTTGAATAGGATTGGTAACACCGATAGCACCTGCATTGTTTGCTTGTGTGAGGAAATTACTTATTCCCGTTCTTACTTGTCCCAAGCCTGAAGCTGCTGGCTTTATTACGTCCTGCTGTATAGCATTTCCTGCAGACTGCGCCGCCCCACCTAAGAGCTGCTTTAATTTGTCCAATAATCCGTTCATACATATTATTGTAATGCACCAGTGTCTATTTGCGTTGCACCAGTGTTGTTGCCATTTCCCAGCAAACCACCAATGTTAGAGAATAATGACTGCAATGGATTTGATTGATCCTGTACATTTCCTAACCCAACTGGCTGTCCCTGGGTCACCTCGCCAGTTGCTTTATTTGTTACAACTGGGACAAAAGAATTGCCTACTTTTGCTAATTGCGTTGCATAATCTCCAGCACTTGTGGAGCTATATTGACCAGTTGCTGCAAGGAGCTTCAAATTGTCATCAAGCGTTGCCTGTCTCTGGTCTGCCCATTGAGCAACTGCGGTCTTGTAATTAAATACTGCACTATCCAAATTGGTAAGCACCTGGTTGAATTGCTGCTCTGTACCAGTAATAAGCTGTGCAATCGCAGTACCTTCTTGTCCCTGAGCGTTTGCCTTTGCTGTGTAAAGTTGGTTCAATTGATCTTGGAACTGAGACTTAATTGTTGCCAATTCATTGGTCTTCCAGTTTTCGATCTGTTGGAGGTTTTGGTTAGCAACAGTATCAACATCATTTTTTGCTTGTTGGATTTTTTGTAATCCTTGATTAAGTGTATTAAGTAAACCTCCTCGAGCTTTTTCAGCGGTTGAGCCAATAGCGCCTGCAGCATCAGTAACAGCGGAAGAGTCGCCAGCACCAAGACCACCCAAATAGAATTGTGCACCTTGCAGAATGTGACGAACATTGTCTGATAAATCGTTGAGAGCACTTTTGTTATCGCTTTTTTCCTGGTCCGCAGATGCATCAAGATCAGCTTTTTGGGAAGCAGCCTGACTATTTACTGTTGCTTCCTGTTGGTCACCAAGTGTCCCAACCTGGGTTTCAAGATCAGATTCTTGTCCTGGGAGGGCACCAATTTGTCTATCGAGCTCATCGAAAATAGGTTGGTATGCGCTTGAAATATTGCCTCTTATTTGTGCTTCTTGTGCTGCTTGTCGTGCTGCAGCATTGTCAGAGACAGTTTTTGCAGCTTGGTCGACATTAAATGTAGAAGAAGGTTGGCTTTGGGTTGTAGAAGGAGTTCCACCGGATGGGGGACCAGCAACAGTGCTTACAACACTACTTGCGCCTTGTACTGCTTTTTGAGGGGCTGCTGCTTGGTTTTGTCCTCCAACAAGTGCTGAAAGATTAGAGCCGTTTTGAGAAGTAGTCGGAGCTCCTAAAACCTTTCCAATTGCCTCAGTAATTCCGAGATCGGGAAGTCCGAACCATGATCCTGCGTGTACATCAGCCATATTTTGTTACTTGACACTTGTGAGCAGATATGATAAGATGTGATAATGAGAATTATATACAAAACAATCCTTTTTATCCTTGCTCTTATCGTGGTGTTTTTAGCATTGCAGTTTATCATATTTGACCATAAATTCTGCATTACCTCCACACTTTGCTACATATCTAGTTAGTATCCTTTCTGCTTCATCTCCTTGGCAGTTGTGCCAATATTAGGCTTATGAAGCTCTTTTTTAACATCTTCAGCACTTGTGGGAACCTCGTCTTTTTCTGAGGACTCTTTCATTAAAACTTCTTTTACCTTATTGAGGGCTTCTTCAGCTGAGGAGTACACATATTTCTTGTCTTCCATCGGTTCGTCCATGTCCATAACCGTGCAAATAACGCCACCGTTGTCTGACATTTCGATGCGAATAGTAAGGTCTTTTTTGCCTTTACCCTTTTTTGCGGGTGTTGCTGTAGATACTGGTTTAATCATAAAAAAATCCAACGACAGAATAATTCTACCGCTGGAATACTATGGTGGGCGTGCCAACTATTGATAGCGTAATATACCGGAAAGATTATTGTCAAGTGGTATTCCAAAAGTGACCTCCTGATAGGTAGCGATCCACTTGTACCAATGCTTGTCCAGATTAAAGTCCTTGTCGCCACGTCGTTTTGCCTCCTTACCCATTTTTCGTCTGGCTGCAACATTTTCAATAAGATAAGTGAGTTGTTTTTCCCATTCTTCGGGCGTTCTGGCAACAAGAGCATCTTTGCCATCTTTTACATACTCACCATATAACACATCGCTCACCACAGCTGGGGTGCCTTCGATGCCGTACTCAAGCCACTTAATAGGAGTCTTGCACTTATTAAAATAGTCATCAACCAAAGGACACATACCAATATCTAAATCAAGCGTTGCGTGTTTTGCTGGCCAATAGTCTGGTTTTGTTGCAGAGACAAACTCTCGCTGTGAGCGGGTAAGTTCTTTGAAAACATCCTCGCCCCAACCAATTTCTGTTGCCTTTTTATCAGAGCTCATGCCACCATACCCACAATAGATAAAGCGGACATTGGGATATTTCTTGAGTATGCGATCGAGCACTGGCACCAACATGCGAAGATCCTCAAAGTGAGACTTTGATCCTTGCCATCCAATGCGAATTTCATCAGTGGTTCTGCCAATAATGAAGTCTTTTGGCTTATACCAATTGTAGTCAATATAGTTGGGAAGTACATAAATAGGTTTTTTGGTAAACCTTGCATAATTCTCAGCGAGGAGTTTGTTGGTAACAGTAAGTGCGTCACAAGCAGCAATGGTTTCTATTGCATGGCCCCGAAATGCTGGTCCTAAATCCATGAGGTTTTTTCTTTCTCTGGAATAAGAGTCAATCATTGCATCATCTGACTCAAAAATCACTTTTACTCCACGCTCATGACAAAACTTCACAATCTCTGGGTTTGAGAGCTGCTCGAGCACTACAAGGTTTGCCTCGGCAATGTCATCATCCCATGCAAAGTAGGGAGCAACCATCATACGATGCTCAGTATTTTTATTCATTCGGTCTGCAATACCGTTAAATCTCCACCACTCGGATGCGGTGTTGTTGGTAAATGCTAAGACTTTTAATTTAGTGTCTGGCGTTGTCTGGGCTTGCATAAAACTTTGCTCGTTTTGCGACGCGGCAATCGCGGCATCGCTTGGGAAGCAACAATCCTTTCTTCTTAAACCATTCTTGCTCAGCTGGTGTCATAGTAAATTGTTTACTACAATCTACGCAGGTAATTGTCTTATCCATTATTTCAGCTCCTTTCCTGTGTCACGACTCACTATCTTATATTGCTCCAGCGGGTCTCGAAAGTCGACCTTTGCTGGATCGATTTTCTCCGCGTCGTAATATTCGGAGAGAAAGTGAAATTCGGAGTCGGTTGGGAGTTGATAAATTCTATGCAGTGACTCTTCAAGTCCATTGCCCATGGTAATTTGAATATGGCCATGACCAATAAGAAACTCTTTGCCATTGAAAGGAGAAGTGACTGTTGAGTCATGTGGCATGTCGTCTTTGAGGTTCCAGTTGTAGTATCCATCCTCTGAGACTTTCCATCCTAAATCCTCAGCTGCTTTCTTTGCTGCAGGAGAAAGTAACCAGAACGGTGCCTTAAATAGTTTTGCATAGGGAATACCGGTATTAAGCATCATTTTTTCTCCAACCAAAAGTCTCTTGCGTGCTTCCTCATAGGAAATGTCTTCAAACTCTGCAGGTGTATTGGTTGCATTGTTTTGTGGATTATGTGTCAGACCATGAAGGGCAATCTCGACCCAGTCAAGCTGACATGCTTCGATGAATGCTTTCCAACGTCTCTCGTGAGTACCGTCTTGCAATTGTGCATACTCGGTAATTGGAGTTGGCGTACTAAATCGAATTTCATAAGGCACCATAAAAAGAGTCACCTTAAAGTTTGGGTAGTGACCCTTTATTTCCTCAAGCAAGTTGAAACTTGTGTTGCGAGGCGAGAAATCGTCAAAGTCTAAAATTACTTTCATAATTAATTTCTTTTATTTGGATTACCAATTTCTATAACATTTATACCGGTAGTGAGTTGCTCAAGCTCTCTGTCGATAATCCAATATGTTTTTCCTTTCTTAATTTTCTTGATAACTCCTACACCAAATGGAATAAGAGCAAACCCTCCTAGAACCTTTGCTTTAACGAGCATATTTAGTCGCTGCGTAATTTCTTCCAACTCTTTCAGTGCGTCTTCGTTTGACATAGTTATCCACATATTGTCCACAACTGTGGACAATAGCCTTGAAAAAAGCTATAAGTCCTCCTCTTCTTCGTAAGAATCTGACTCTAGGATTTTCTTCTTCTGCTCTAAATTGTCTTTGGAACGTTGTATTGCCGCTGGGTCGTTGAGCTTCTGTCTCATCAGCTTTTCCTTCTCACTACTACTGCTTTTTGCCCTAAATTCCTCAAGGCGTTTTTCAAATATGGCAGTGTTTGCAGGTGTGTCTTCTCGTCCTGGATGATTTTCTGTATATAAAATAGCGGTGAGTGCCCACCAACATTCTGCTCCTGCAAAATATGCACGCATGCATAAATCCCAGTCTTCTTTGCCATACCCAAGATACCCATCATACATGCCACCAAGATTTTTGAAAAGCTCTCGAGAAATTCCCATAGAGTTAAGGGTCATTTTCGTCCACACATTTGGATAGATACCAACGTTTAATTTAGTTGCTTTCTCATCATAGAAAACGGTTGAGAGTCGCCAGTCTTCTGAAACAACTGTACCCTCATCATTGACATTCATTCGAACACCAGCAACCAATCTATTTGGCTCAAGCACTTTTAATAGTTGCTCGAGAAAGTCGGGAGCAGGGTAGCTATCGGCATTAATAATAACAAGATATTCGCCCTCGGCCACCTCGACTGCTTTATTGATAATCTGTCCATAACGATAGCCAATGTTTTTCTCATGGGCAACATATTTGACAGGGAATTTACCCTCTATGCCGTCAAATTTTGTACTGACCCATTGTTTGAGACCATCCACAGACCCATCGTCAGCAATGATCCATTCGAAATCAGTGAAGGTTTGCATTTCAAGACCGATGAGAGTCTTTTGTATAAGGTGTGCTTGGTTGTATGCGCTGGTAATTACTGATATTTTCATTTCTTTTTCTTCTCCAATTCTGCAACAAAGAGACCAACCTCAAGGCCTCGCTGCATTGCCTTGACAGTATTCATAAATTCTTGCTGTGCTTGCTTACGGCTTATTATTCCATAGTCAGCTGCATATAAAAGTGATTTTAGTAAATCGAGCATCATAGTGTTTTAATTATTTTTGCTGGATTACCAGCAATTACTACGTTGTCATGAAAAGATTGTGTAACAACTGAGCCAGCTCCAACGATAACATGATTTCCGAGCTTTACTCCTTTTAGAATGACAGCGTTTGCCCCTATCCAGCAATTGTCGCCAATAACAACAGGTAATTCTACTCCTACGCGCTCAACATATTCCTCTCGCAGGTCATGATCAAAGTCAACAATTCGCGCACCAGCTGCTATTTGACATTTCTTGCCAATAATAATACGACACTTCGCAATGATTGAAACGAAGGGCCTGATATTACAGTCCTTGCCAATTTCGAGACGTGCACCAGGGCCAACATCGATATCCAGCGGCTCATGAAAGACAACGTCTGGATAATCTGTTAGCTTTACTCCAGAGATCATTTGGTTGCCTCCACTCTGAGACAGGGCTCAAGGTTTTTGTGATAGTCAGTTGGCGCAGGGAAGATAACATCCTTAAATCCTGTGCCTTCCAGCGCAAATTTGAGACGTGTTTTATTCCATCCCCAATGATGAAATTGTCCCTCGCGCGCTTGACTTCCAAAGATACTGGCTAAGACAGAGTTATCGTTCGGACGTTGATTTACCAGAGCGATAACCCCGTCAAAGTCTGGCATTTCCATGATGAGCTTTCCCCCTGGTTTTAGCACTCGATACCATGAAGTGACAACCGCTTCAATGGTACTGAAGGGGAGATGCTCGAATAAATGGTATGCTTCGATAACTTCGACGCTATTGTCTTCATAATCAAGTGGTTGAGAGAGGTCAAATTTTCGATCCACTTTTCCCTCGTACTCATCACGATCAATATTGACGTACCCTTCTTTATAAATGCCACCGCATCCTAAATGTAATTTCATTTTTGTAACCCCCATTTCGCCTTGAGCTTTTCAACTCCAGGCATATCGCCAATAGACAACAGATATTTCATCTTTCGATTAAACTGATGGTAGCGGACAAGACTTACTCGCATTTCTATTTGGTGACGTTTTATTGCCCACTCATGAGAAAATCTGCCACCCAGTTTGTGCATCAATTTATTCTGTGCACGTTGGTGACGATTTCTTTTAGCAACTCTTTCTTGCTGGCGCTTATCAAATGTCTTCATAAAAATGCTGGAACCTTAGTGGATTTTTCCAGCTTTCTCCTTTCAAAATAGTCTGGGTACTTTGCTTTTTGTCCCTCTGTTGAGTCCATGTGCATTACTCTATGCATTGGTACATACATTGGCATATAACCCATCTTGCCAAATTCAACACTTGCTTCGCGGTCTTGATTGCCATGCATCCACTCATCTTTCCAGCGAAAATGCTTGTATGCTTTTGCGTCAACCATTGCACAAATACCCCCAATGTGTGCAGTTACTTCTACATAGTAGGGGCCAATAAAAGATTGTCCCACACGTGGTGCGCCGCCTGGATTATCAACCAACCCCTCAACGTAGGGAGACATATAGAGCATGTGATTTCGCTTCCACAGGTCAATTTGGATCTCAAGCCAGCCTATTGTCCGAAACTCACAGTCATTGTCTGCTTTAATAATAATGTCGTAATTTTTCCCATACTCGATTGCTTTATCCAACAGATAATTTGATGCAAAGGAGAGTCCTTTATTCTCAGAAGAGCCACTGTAATAAGGCGTCAGTTCTTTCACAAACTGGACTGTTTCATCAGTGCTGCCATTGTCAAAGACTAACCAATCGAATTTATATTTGGTTGACTTCATAAGACTTGCATACATGCGCTTGGTGTACTCAATGCGGTCATGGGTAATAGTAAAGATGGCAACCTTTGGCAATATCTCCTCAGCTCTAAAGTATTGCTTGTCGATTGCGCCTAAATAGGGAAGATGCACGTAGCATCCTGATGGACTGAATGTTGGAGCAAACATGTACATTCCTAAGTCCTCGTCATACCAAGACTCTGTCTCAACTCGCTTGGATTTTGTGTCTTCATGGACATGATAATAGGTTGCAGGGATTGGAACGTGCTGGAATTTGCATCCCCATTTTACCATTCGTACCCAGAGGTTCCAGTCAACAAACTTTTTAAGTTGCTGATCCCATCCACCGACATGGACAATTGCTTCTTTTGTATGCATCACCTGAGAGGTGTCAATGTAGTTTCTATTCAAAAGAAACTGTGCATTAAAACCATTCATGCCGTTTGGAATAGAACACTGACAAATAGATTTTCCGATTTGCTTACCGTCTTTGTACATGAGTGACTCACAAAAGGCAACATCCAGCGTTGGATCTTCTTCGAATGCTTTAAGAAGCACTTCCAAGTGGTAGCCAGTAAACTCACAGTCATCATCCAAGTATGCAATGTATTTGCCTCGAGAGAGTGCAACTCCCATATTCTTTGGGTAGGTGTCAGAGCCTGAGTTTTTCGGAAGAGGGAAGTAGACAATGCGACTATCAGTCTTGGCAAATGAGTCAACAACCTCAGCGGTGTTATCTGTGGAGTGATCGTCAACAATAATAAGCTCAAAATCGGTGAATGACTGTTTTAACACAGACGCAATCGCTTTTGGAAGAAAATGATCTGCACGATTGTACGTGCTCATTATAATAGATACTACTGGCAGCTTTTCCATATTAGTCTTTTAGCACTCGTTTTATTTGTTCTTTCTCATCGTTAGTTAACTCTCGTCTTTTTGCGAGAATATCCAGTAACATAAGAAATGCTTTGATTAATTTTTCAGTCCCCATAAAAGTAAACTCTTTTGCTTGTGAGTTTTCACCCACCTCCAATCTTTCAGTAACATAATTACTGTTTTACGCCCGCGCTTGGCTATGTTGCCCCGCGTCGTTAACATTGGATGCTCTGGATCGACTATCTCTTGTCGCCAACCAGATAAATGCAGTTCCCCCTTGCTCATACGACAGATATATCCTGACTTGCCCGAGAGTCCTGCAAATAGCCCGACAATATCCCCATATCCTCGCTGCCGTATTCGCAGTTTTGGGTTGACTTGCTTGAGATATTTTTGAAATCGTCTGAGTGTCATGTTTCATTTGATGATAGATGATGGGGTTGGTGCGCTCCATACATCAGCCTTTTGCGTATTGAGTAACAATTCGGGGTCGATTTCTTCTTCATAGGCCATGATGTCGTCTTCGGCAATGATAATGTACTCATATTTCTCATCAGCAATGCCCTTAAACCCTGCTTGGTCGCGAATAATTGCGCCAACATCAACCAATCTACTTGCTGAGTATTCTGAATAGTAAATAAGCTGGCCTTCCTTAAACTTTGTAGCACCACCTGAAACAATAACTGCTGCCAAAAGGTTTTCTCCTGCTTTTAATTGTCCTGGGACAAGAATATTGTTTTGGGAAGTACGTAGGGAAGAGGAAATGTTGACTATTTTGCAGATAACTCTCTCAATATTTGGAACAACAAGAGACTTTTTCGTTTTCGTTTGCGTCTGGGTCATACATACAGAATAAACAAGAAGCCAATTGCTTGTCAATAAGGAAAATTCTTCAGGCAAGATATGCTGGGACACACAGAGCCCGCCTGAAAGAATTCACTAAGGAGTAGCAGCACTCTCAAGACGGATGTCGAAAGAGTCATTTAACACCTTAACAGCGTATGACGACTTCCACCCGATATCACTGTATAAACGCAGTGCAGATCGAGGAGATGGACTATCGACGTATGTCTCCAAATATTGCAATTTAGAAACGCCAAAGAAGTCTTGACCCATGATATGTGTCAAGTACACGTTGGTACTCGCAGAACCTGAGTTAATCAGTTTCGTTGAGATTTGTGTCATGATCCATCGTGTACCGTAAAGCTCTCCAGCCTCACCATTGTAGATATTGTCCACACCTACCGTTGTGTAGATATGAGCGTTTACCCAGTTACTGTCTCCCTCCAAGTCGTAAATAACGTCAGGGTGGGCAACAGCGAGGTATTTATCTCCGGTATGAGGTCGTGCTGCAAAACGGTTCAATGCTCTCTTTGCTTTTCGCAAATCAGCTACAGTCACAACACTTGTGGAAGTGATGGACGTTCGGTTTGCTGCTGCAGATGCGTACAATGCTGTACCACCTGTGTCTACAACGTTTTTAATCGTTGTATCAATTGTCACAGCTGCTTCGTATGCGAGAACATCGATTGCCTCCTTAACGGTTTGGTCGATGGCGGTCATTTCTACGAGATCAGTTACCTGCTCATAGTTACCGTACTGTGATAAAGTCGCAGAGAGTAGAGTTGCAGAAAGTCCTGAAGGAGTTGGATCTGTGCCTTCAGTAAGAGCCGATGTTTTGGCCGTCGGATTTGTCATCCTGTTCCATACCACCGTCTTTCCTTGCCCTTTTGGAATTCTTCCTTGTTTTCCAAGTTGATCCCAAACAAAATTTTCCTCAGAACGAATTAAGAATTGTTGTTCATAAAACGCCTGTATTGGACCTGGTAATGTACCTGTTGTTGTTAATGCCATTCAGTTTTCACCCCCTTTCTCTTTCAATTCACTCGGCATGGGGCAAAAGTTTTTCGATCTCCGCTAGGTCTGATGCAGACTTTGCGCCACGAACCTTGGACTCAAGATTATCAGTTCCTGAGTTTGTTGGAGTCCCAGAAGGATCAATCGCTTGCTCATCGGCTTGTTTTTGCAAGATTTTGACTTTTGCTTTCTTTCCTTCTTCCGTACCTTTTGCTTTTAAGGACATGACTTGATCGACGAATTCACCAAAACGAAGGGTATTATCCTCTTTGAAAAGAGTCTGATACCATTTGGCTATATTCTCGGTCAACTTCTGATCGAAGGCTGGATTTGGTTCGTCAACAACTTCTACTTGCTTACCGTCCTCACCTTTTTCAAAATGAGTTTTTGGCTTGCGAAGTTCGGGGTACTTGTCTTCGGCTGCAGATATATCGTAGTCAAGAGTTCTCAATATTCGATCATTCCGAATACTGCGTTGACTCTCGTCTTGAATGCGCTGGTTAAGCTCTTCCTCAGTAAGGTTTTGCTCATCAGCTGGCGTCTCTTCAGTCGCAGGCTTTGCCCATGGTAGAGGAGTAACGGGTTTCTGGGGCGCCTGGCGCGGTTGCGCTGGTTGTGCCTGAGGCTTTTCCGTTGGACCTAAACCAAGTAACTTCTGTAGGCGTTGGACCTCCTTTTCTAGCTGCGGAACCTTACTTGCTTTATCAGCAAGGTCTTTGATCCGCTCTTGTCCTTTTGCCTTGAATTGTGAAAGATCAATTTCTTCGTCTGCGTCTGAGTCTGGCGTTGTTGTTTCTTCAGCTTCCGGAGTTTCCTCTGGTTGCTTGTCTTCAGGTGTCTCTTCACCTGGTTGCTCAGTCTGTTCGGTTGATGGGGTCTCTGGTGTTTCTTCTGAAGCGGTAGCGTCAGGTTTCTTACCGAGTGCCTTCATCGTCTCAGCTTCTAGCTGGGCAAGTTGTTCATCTGCTGTAAGAACTGGCGTTTGAGAGTTTTCATTCGTTTTTATTGGATGTAGCATTGGTTCACCTCCTTTCTTTAGTTTGTACAACCCACATTGGAGCCAGGGTGCTGCTCAGAAAGTTGGTTTGCACCAACCTTTACTTATTCATCATAAAGACAATTATCATTTCTTGTCAATAGCAATGATTTGTCCGCTATGATCTAGGGTATATTTGTCGGGGTCGATAGAGAGAGAATGTGTATGCGGACAGGTAGTACAGATAAACTCACGTCCTACCATTTGGATACCATGTTTGCTCGGAATAACTGTTTCGCGTTTTATGTCTTCGGTCTTTCTTTCTGCATGAAAAGAATCTCCCCAGAACTCTTTGTCTGAAGATGGCGGAAGTGCCGGTGGGATCACCTGGCTGCCCGAGCCCCTGTGTTCTTCCCATTCCGGCACCTCTTCGGTTTCGGCAGTTGTGATGATTGCGTCGTCATCCATACTATTTTGGCTGTACGGAAGCTAACATGTCTCGTAGTCCCAGGACACGGTTAGCTTTCCTATCGATAGTTGCTTTTTGCGCTGGCGATAATCTGCCAGCTTTTTCCTGTTGTGTCGCGCGTGCTTTCGCATTTATTGCGTGTGACTTGTCAGGCATAGGATATTTTCTCTCAGCTGGGAGACCAAATGTTGACGACTTCAATCTCTTGCGTTGTGCTGCTCGTAATTTCGCCATAGGTTAGTTAATGCCTTTCCTAGCCTGCATATGAGCAGATGCTGCCTTGACATTTGTCATGTGTCCCTTGGTAAAACCTTTTGGAACTGGCATAGATTTATTAATGTCTTTTTGAATAGTTTGTGTTCTATTCACGCCAGGTGCCGTTTGCTTTGGAAGAACACCATGCCCGTGTCCTTTCGTGGCAAA